ATAAATCGAATAACTTATGAGGAGGTTATTGATGATACAAGACCTATACAAACAAAAAAGGTCCTTGGAGTTGAAGTGGCAACAGGAGCATCTAGATAATAATAGATATACTCTTGAAATGGTCAAGATTGATGACAAAGTAAAAAGAGTCATTACTGACATTAAGCTGGAAGAAGCAGCTATTGCTCACAGACAGAATACTGTCGAAGACGCAGCTCCACAAGTTTCTGTAGCTACTTAAGTACAAAGCTACATCGCTGAAATCGCACTTTCTTATAAGGCTCTCTTGCACTCTATTAAAAACTATTGTATATTTATCACACTATACATAATTAACTTGCATGGCGACGTGAAGTATAGCGCGTTACGGCCTAGAGACTCTATGCAAATAACTAGGAGAATATAATCATGGCAACAACATCGTTTCAAGGGATCATAAGATCATACGGCGGACAAGATAAATCATCAGGCGTTACACCGTCTAATGTATGTTTATCTGCAATAGTTTCATTTAACCCAGTAGGTGCTTCACCAGTAGCAGTTAGAGTTGGAACTTCAGCAACATCAGGTGAAATTTTTAAATTACCAAAAGGTGCTGTACCTACACAATTTATTAGTTTAGGTGGAGCAACAGGTGGTACTAACCCAACTGTTGATATTGGAACAGCAGCTGATCCAGATGGTTTTTTTAATGAACTAGATGCAGATCTTAAAGGTGCTTCTCAAACAGGAGCAGGCGCATTAGTAGTAGGAACAGGAGTTCCAGCTAATGTACAAGTTACTGCTAATCAAGGTAGTTCAGCAGCAACTGGCGGAACTGTAACAGGTACTTTTCACTACACTATGGTAGACAATGCTAGAGCAGGTGAATCACAACCTGAATTAACATAGTAATTAATTAAGTGTGGGCTTCGGCCCACACATAAAATTTAAAAGGAGAATATATATGTCAGGCGGCGGATCTTTTTCAAGCGACCAAACAACCTTAAACATGACTACTGTAGGAGCTGATACTCTTGCAAGAGCAGGTAGAGCTAGAATTACTTCAATACAAGGTGAAGGTATTGCGGGTTCTACTATAATTTTTTATGATTCTGCAGATGCAGCAGCACCAGGTAATGCTGTAGCAACTTACAATTATAATACAGAAGGTCTGGAAGTTTATGTTCCAGGTTCAGGTATTTTATTTAAAAATGGAATTGTTTATAATTTAGCTGGAGCAAACGGAAGCGTTACAGTAACTATTACCGGAGCGTAGGCTTACATGGCGACTATTACTTTTACAGTTACAGTTGCAACTGGCACTAATGCTTTTAGTGCGGGTGCTGATAAATTTTTTATTAACGGCAAAGTTAGTCCAGCTTTAGTCCTTCAAGAAGGTAACACTTACATTTTTGATCAATCTAATGGAACTAACGCAGGAAAAGTTTTAGCATTTTCAGCTAAAAAAGATGGTAATCTTCCAAATGCAGCAGCTCCATATACTACAGGTGTAACTACAAACGGCACAGCAGGACAAGCAGGGGCCAATACTACTATTGTAGTTGGACCAGTAAGAACTGTTGGCGCTCCTACATTATTTTATTTCTGTGCAGCGACTGCAGGAATGGGTAATATAGCAAATACTCTTTCACCTACATCAGGAACTTCAGAAAAATTTAATCCAGCAATTGATGATATTATTGAAGAAGCATTTGAAAGAACTAATATAAGAGGAACTAGAACAGGTTATCAATTAAAATCTGCAAGACGATCTTTAAATATTATGTTTAAGGAATGGGAAAACAGAGGTGTTCATTTATGGAAAGTAAAATTTGCAGAAATACCTTTAATAGAAGGTCAAGCTGAATACAGCTATGCAACTGATTCAATTAATTTTCCATCAGATTTAAGTCAAATTTTAGAAGCATTTTACAGAAATAATACAACAACAACTAATCCACAAGATACTGCTTTAACTCAAATTAGCAGATCGCAATATAGTGCAACACCTAATAAATTAACTAAAGGTACACCTTCACAATATTATATAGATAGAAAAATTGATCCTAGTATATTTTTATATACTACACCTAGTTCAAGTGTATCTAATACAACTACACCTAGTAGTCATCAGTTTTGTTTTTATTACATGGCACAAATTGATAACCCAGGATCATATACAAACACATCAGACGTAGTAGATAGATTTTATCCATGCATGATGTCAGGTCTTGCTTATTATTTAAGTATGAAATATTCACCTGCAAGAACACCAGAACTTCAAAGAATTTATGAAAGTGAATTTTTAAGAGCTTTAGATGCAGACAACCAAGGTACATCTACATTTATTTCACCACAAACTTTTTATGGTGATGGAGTAATGTCATAATGGGAGTTTTTGCAAGAGGTAAACAAGCGTTAGCAATTTCTGATAGATCAGGAATGAGATTTCCATATACAGAAATGGTTAGAGAATGGAATGGTTCTTTAGTTCACTATTCAGAGTATGAAGCAAAGCAACCACAACTTGAACCAGCACCTGTTGGATCAGATCCCCAAGCTTTACAAAATCCAAGAGTACAAAGAGATTCTACACCTCAATTAATTTTATTATTAAATAACCCTTTTGAAATTATTGTTAATAGTGTTGATAACAAAACTTATGTAAATGTATATTCTTGGGACCATCAAAGAAAAGCAGGAAGTAAAGTTAGATTAAGAGGACCTGCACAAGTAACAACAGAAGGATCAGGTGGAGCAGATAAATTAAATTTACAACAGTTTGCAGCTATTCCAACTATTAGTGGTGTAAGTGATATTGATTCTGCAACAGGTTTTACAATTCAATTAGGAAAAATTGATAAAAATGGAAATGTAACTAATGATACTACTACTGATGTATTAACTAATCCTATTAGTTATTTTTATTTTCAAAGTGCAGACAACGCTACTTTACATGGAGTTAAAGGTGGTGAAGAAAATTGTTCAGCAGGACCTGTAACATTGGAGGCAATATAATATGGCATATACTTTAGCAAACTTACAATCAGATATTAGATCTTATACAGAAGTAGGATCAAGTGTATTAACTGATGCAATTTTAAATACTATTATTAAAAATTCAGAAAATGCAATTTTAAGATCGGTTCCAACTGATCAAAATGCAAACTATGCAACATCTAATTTAGTTTCAGGAAATAGATATGTAACTATTCCTGATGATTTAAGATCTATTAACTATGCTCAATTAACTGATACCAATGGTAATCAAGTATTTTTAGAACAAAGAGATCCTAGTTTTATGGCAGAATATTATTCTACACCTAGTACATCTGCTGTTGGAATACCTAAATATTATGGTAATTGGGATGAAGAATTTTGGGTAGTAGCACCTACTCCTGATACTGATTATGCTATAACTTTAGCTTATAATAAAGAACCTATTAGTATAACTAATACAACACTACCCACTGGCAAACCAGCATCTACAAATGGAACTTATTTATCTAATAAATATCAAGATTTACTTTTGTATGGATCTTTGGTAAATGCATATGGGTACTTGAAAGGCCCGTCAGATATGATACAATATTACCAAGGGCTTTATCAAACTGCTCTTACAACGTATGCAACTGAACAAATTGGTTACAGACGCCGAGACGAATACGATGATGGTGAACTTCGTCAACAACTTAAATCAAAATCACCGTCAGCTTACGGAACACAAAATTAATTAAGGAGAAAATAAAAAATGGCAAACGTAGTACCTTATGCTTTTAAACAAGGAATATTAAAAGCACAACATGACTTCACAACGGTAGTAGCTAATCCTGGTGCAGGTGGAGCTGGACAAGGAACTAACGTTACTGGAGCTTACAAATTAGCACTCTATACTTACAATAGTAATACTCCACCTTTTACTGTTAGCTCAACTATATGGTCCGCTGTTGCAACTGAAGTAAACAATACTGCAGGCACAGCAAATTACACAGCAGGCGGTGCGGTTTTATCAACAGCAACTGTTGGTCAAACAGGAAACTTTACAACTGTTGATTGGGCTGATGCAACTTGGTCTTCTGCAACTATTTCTGCAGGCTTTGGTGTTTTATATAGATATGACACTAACGGAGCGAACATGCATCTTGTAGCAATTTTAGATTTTAATGGAGCAAAGTCTTCTACTAACGGAACTTTTCAAGTAGCGTTTCCAACAATCAATACTGGCGGCGATGCAATTTTAAGTATAACTGGAAACCCGTAGGACTTATAGATGGCTATTGTTTTAGACAACAGAGTAAAACAAAATAGTACAACTAGTGGAACAGGCACTTTAGATTTAAATGCAACTGTACCAACTGGTTTTATTAGTTTTGCTTCAGGAATAGGAAATACTAATAAAACTTATTATACTATTCATGAACAAGGAACTAATCTTTTTGAAGTAGGTATTGGAACAGTTACAGACGCTGCAACAGACACACTTTCAAGAGATACAGTTTTAGATAATTCTTCCGGTAACACTAGTAAAATTACTTTTTCTGGTGGACAGTTAGATGTATTTTGTACACTACCTTCTAGTAAGGCAGTTTATTTAGATGAAAATGGGGATGCGGTCGGAGCTGCTGGTCCTGGTTTTGCAGTAGCAATGGCAATAGCTTTATAGTATAAAAAGGAAAAATTATGGCACAAAATTTTATATCATTTACAAGACAACTAGGAACAGGCACAACTGCTTTATGTGATACAGCAGCAGCTGGATTTGCAGATGCAGTTATTGGAATTAGAATTGCAAACATTTTAACAAATGCAATTACAGTTAATGTTTGGGTAGTACCAACTGGTACAGCAAACTTAAGATATATTGCAAAAGGTTTAAGTATACCACCAGCAAGTTCTGTAGAACTTGTACAAGGTGGAGCAAAATTTGTAATTAATCCAGGTGATGTTTTAAACGGTAATGCAAGTGAAGGAACAGCAGCTGATGTTATTACAAGTGTTGTTGATAAGATTAGTACGATACCAAGTTAAGGAGTTTAAAATATGAGCGATTATTACAATGAAGTATACATCGGTAATAAGCCTGGGGCAGAACAAATCTACACTCATGCTGAAGTTATCAATAATAAAGATATCGTAATTGAATCAGCGGTTCTCGCTGGTCCAGTAACTTTCCCCCATACAATAACAGTAACAGGAACATTGGTAATAGTATAATGAGCAAAATAGAAGTAGATACAATTGATACACAAAGTAGTACTACCCTTCAAGTTGGAAGTACAAATACTGCGCTTATCAAAATTGGAACATCAGGCGATACGGTAGAGTATCCAGCCGGTACTACTTTTACTCAATCAGGTACACAGAATGTAACTGCAGGTGGAGTAATCAATGTCAAATCAGGTGGTAATATTACTATCGACTCTGGTGCAACAATTACAAACAATGGTACAGCTTCAGGATTTTCAGCTGACCTTACAAATTTAAACGCAACTAATTTAACAAGTGGAACTGTGCCAGATGCACGTTTTCCAGCAACTCTTCCAATAGCTAATGGATCAGCTTTAACAAATTTAAATGCAACAAATCTAGGAAGTGGGACCATACCAGACGCAAGATTTCCCGCTGCGCTTCCAGCGATTAGCGGTGCTGCCTTAACTAACTTGCCAGGTGGTGGATTAATATTTATTAAAAAAATTACTGCTTCTAGTGATGGTTCAATTAGTTTTCAAAATGGATCTGGTGGAGTTGTTATAGACGGTACTTACGATAACTATGTAATAAAATTTAACAATGTTAGACCTGCCGATCAAAACAAAAATTTAAATGCTCAAATTTATACAGGTGGTACAATTAGAACAAGTAATTATGGAACTACAACAGCAATATTTAATGGTGCACAAGGTGGCGTTTCTAATAATACAAGTTTTCAAGATTTTACTGATAATTGTGGTGCTTGGATAAATATAAACAATCAAACTGAAAAAGGATTATTTGGCGAAATATGTTTTAGCACACCAACAGATACTTCTCAATTTTTTACAGCAACTTATTCAGGTGGTACTGCTTATGATGGTGTTTATGGTAGAGTAAAATCTTATGTTGGAACAGGGGGATATAAAACTTCTGGTACTGCTATGGATGGAATAAAATTTTTCTTTAATAGTGGTAATATTGCGGAAGGAATTTTTACTTTATATGGGATGGTTAAATCATAATGACTAAAATAAATATTAACGGAATTCAAAGAGATATGACAGTAGCTGAACAAGCTGAATATGATGCTAAACAAACAGCGGCTGCTAATGCTTTACCTAGTAAACAATTAAAAGAAATTAAAAAAATTAGATTACAAAAATTACAAGAAACTGATTATCTTGCTAATAGTGACATGACTATGCCTAGTGATGTAGCTACTTGGCGACAAGCAATGAGAGATATTACAAATAATTATTCTGAATCTGATTATGAAGATTTATTAGATCATGACGGAACAAATTTTACACACGAGGTTTGGAGTAAATAATGAGTACAGTTAAAGTAAATAATATTAAAAAAAGAAACGGTTCTAGTATTACTATTGGTGAATCGGGAGATACGGTTACCGTAACTAGTGGAGCAACTTTAACAGCAACTACGGGTAATGGAATCGGTAACAACGCTTTAACAAATAATTCTATAACTGTTAACGGAGTAACGATTGCACTAGGTGCATCAGGAACTATTCCAGTTGTAGATACTTTTCCAACTATTACAGCAGCTACAACTATAGCTCCAGCAGGGGGCACTACAACACTCACAGGTACAAATTTTACAGCACAAGCAACTGTTGAACTTTTTTCTTCAACGGGTGTAATTACAGAAGCAAGTCAAGTAGCTTTTACTTCTTCAACATCTATAGCAGCTACTATCCCAGCAACAGCAGCAGGTAATTATTTTGTAAGAGTTATAAATAATGATGGTGGAGCCGGAACAAGTGGTACAGCTTTATTATTAATTTCAGATGGACCTAGTTGGCAAACAGCAATAGGTTCTGTTGGGTCAGCTAATGCGGGTGCCACATGGTCAAGTATTGTTTTAACAGCTACAGGAGATCTTCCTATGACTTACGCTGAAGCACCAGGAACGGCTAATGCATTAAGTGTAATGGGATTATCTTTAGCAAACTCTTCTAACACTGCAGTTTTAACTGGAACCGCTACAACTCCAGCTAGTACAACTACTTACAATTTTACAATCAGAGCCACAGACAACGATTCGCAATCGACAGATCGAACGTTTAATGTTACAATTAATGTAGGCTTAACAGGAGGAACACAGTTTAACTAATCATGGCATCAACTTATTTAAATAAAACATTTTCAACAACAGGGAACAGGCAAAAATTTACTTTGTCTATGTGGTTTAAAAGATGAATTGTTCCAGTTGGTAATCAAGCAGGTACAGAAAGAACGCTGTTTAATGCTTATCAAGATAGTAGTAACCAAGATCAAATATGGTTACAAAGTAATGGTACTATAAATTATGTAAGAAATA